TCACATCCGGTAAGGCACCCGTCGTAATAGACCAGGAACCGGTTTCATAATTGATATTGCCTGAACCAAACGAAGCACTCGAGCCAGACAACCGCCCAGAGCCGTCATCTTTCAGTTCATAAAACTTACCCTGTGACATATAAGAAACTGAAAGGCTGCCCGGGGCGGGTGGTGGTACCAGTACACCGGTCCAGTTGGCACTCTGGTTTTGTTGAGTGACGGGCCGGGTTTCCGACTGAAAGTACTGGTTGGGTGCTGAAGCAGGCTTAAAGGTAATACTTAAGTTTGCAGATCCTGCACCTGCAGCTTGTGTCCACTGGATCACGCCGCGCTGGTAATCAATCGTTCCGACTTGTGTCCCTTGCATGTTTTTAAGCAGTCCGCCCTGGTCAGTGATCTGCTGGCCAAACAGGTTAAAAGACATGCTGGAAGGCATAACAGATGAGCCGATATACAGATTCTGAGTGGTACCAATGGTGGTCGAGTAAGTTGCAGTAATAGCAGCAGTGTTACCCGGTACCAGTACTATACTTTCCCCGGCTGCGTTTACATCCACAATTGGCGTTTCAGTCTGGGCAGATGGGACCAGCTGGGCAAAGATACTTTCCGCATTTACGGTAAACTCACCGACTTTTGCAGCAGACTTGAGATTGCTGGATGCATAATACTTGCCGGTATCGGCTACGATAGTATCCCGTAAAATCGTTTGAGACTTATCTCCGTTGTACCATTGCCTGGCGGATAGTCCAGTGAAGTCAACTTCCAACGGATCATTAATTTGATAAGTTGCAATCTTATACTCCACATCCTCCTTTTCAATGACCATTTTGGCAATACGTGTCTCGACCTTTGTGATCCTGACGTATTGTTCTCGCTCTAAGGCTTTTCCTTCATCCGAAATCAATACAATCGTATCGCCAACTGATGCTTCAACTTCTTGTGGCCACATTACAGTTTGAAGTGATGACATTCCTTGCCAATGGGTATCGAGCGGTATCCCAGCCATCTGTCCACCCTTGGCCAGATAGTTTTCAATCCGGTTCTGGGCGGACTTGCGCTCATCGATCCACGACTTTGTACTAAACAGCAAAGCTGAGACATTCGGGTCTTTCGGGTTTTCCGAGATAAAGACCGTAGCGCCCATAAGCAAATCTGTATCATTCGTTGTCACGGCAGGGAACAATTTACGCAGTGACACATCACCCATGGTGCGGTCCAGCTCACTCACATCATTAAACAGGTTATTACTCTGGCCATCTTCAATTATCTGGCCAGAGTACTTGCCGCCACCATCTTCTGTATCGCTCAGGCGCTCGGACTTATAGAGCACCAGATTTTTAGTTTCAATTGCCACTGTATAGTTCCCCCACTTCAATAAAACGTAAAGTCACGTTGTAATAGTCATCGTCCGATACAGCTGGATGATCTTTTACAGGCCTCGCTTCTATAGCATTAGCTGCATGGTGAAATTTCACATTGAACTGCCGCCGGTCATGGGGATATTCAAAAGCTAAAATGAAGTTTTCACCTTGTAATAAAGAAAGGTCCTTTAACTGACTGACAATATGACGTTTAAGCCAAGCCATATTCTTGTCTGCAGTCAAAGTAATAGGCCGGCCAGATTTCCATTTCCCCTCCTGAATGATGGGAGTACCATCGATAGCGGGTTTAATGTTCTGTTCAATTCCGTTCCAATCAAATTCATCAGACCATAAAAAACCGTCCTCAAGCGGGACGGTTTCTGATGTAGACACTCGTATTAATTTCATTAGCTACTCTTTTTTATCATTTCCAGTTTTCTCAGCATTGATTCCAGTTCATCACCATCATTAGGCGATCCATACATTGTTGCGGTTTTACCATTGCCTAGATCAAACTCATAACGTACGGTTCTGGCTGGATCTGATACCGGTACACTGGTTTTGGGATAGCTCACATCCGGAGCCAAACTGTTGATATTCACCTCAGGCACAACTGTTTTAGCTTTAGAGCCTGCACCTACACTGCCCGACTTGCCTGCATATTCCTCCAGCTTTTCCAGCTGCTCGGCAATGTACATATAATTGCCCGTCTGTTTCTGGTTGTCGTATGCAGAGACACCATAACGCGCAGCATATTCATGAGAGGCTGAACGGTAATAACCACCTGCACCCTGTTGTGCCGTCTCGAATAGCTCTTTAGCCTTTTGCCTGGCATTACCGCTATATCCCATTTCAGTCAGCTGCTGCTCAATCTCATCAACTGAATAACCGTTTTTAGCCATAACTCCAGTTTTAGAGGCTTTGAGCTTGCCCTGCATGGCAGTAAGCGCTTCTGACCAGGCTTCAGTAGAGGATTTGGCCTCCTCACGCATGGCTTGTCCTGCTGATCTAGCACCTCCTCTTATGCCGTCAAACCCATCTTTGACCCTATCCAATGCATTCTCTAAAGGCTTAATGGCTGAAACGGTTGCTTTACCAGTAGCATCTACTTCTATTTTCATATCCAGCATACTTGCCTGCGATAAAATAGTGCTATCAGCTACCCCCTTATTTGCAGCAATTGCTTTCTCTGCATATTGTTTGAAAGCTTCTTGCTGCTGGGCTAAAGTGGCTTGACCACTATTTCGCATAACATCAAAAGCCGCTTTATATTCTTCAGCAACTGTTTTTAGTTGAGCAGGTGTTTTCATACCAAACAAACCGAAAGCCTCTTCAACAGAATTAATGCCTGCTCGAGCTAGATCAGCCTTTTCTTTAAGATCAACTAATTGCTGTTCAGCTTGTCGAAGTAAGCCATCAGCTACCTTGCTACTCAAAATAGTGCGCAAATCATTAATTTTAACTTTTAAATCATCTAGCTCTCTTTGATTAGTAGCAGTATTGATTGCTTTAGATATACTCACATCCAAAGCCTGCCCTACATCCACTCCTTTACTTTTTAACTGGTCCAGATTCTGAATTAAAATATTTACATCGTTCTTAGCCGAGGTAAAGGCCTTGGTAGATTTACCACTAAGTTCTTCATAACTCAGACCAGTACGACGAATCGCTTCATCCAGAATTGCACCTTGAACTAGTGCTGCACCCTTAACTGAATTGGCATACTGGACATTAAGAGCACTGGCTTCGGCTTGAAGTTTCTGAATATCATCTCGATATTTTTCTGTTGCAGCTAGCCAGTCATTCATTGAAGCATTCTGGTTTGCCTTTTTCCACTCATCCAGTTCAGCCTGTCTAGCCTTAATCTTGGCATTAACTTCGACAAGCTGTTTATCAATATTGACTGGAATTGCGGCGAGCCGTCCTTGAAATGCGCCTAAATCTTCATCTTTTAATATACCAGTCAGTGATTTTCGAATCTCTTCGCTAGTAGCCTTACCTTGTGTCTGTAATGCTAAAAGAGCAGTGATTCCATTATTTATACCGGTGGTACTATCGAAATTAAAAGACTTAGCCACATCATCTAATGCCTCAGCTACAGCTTTTCCTGCAGTAATCTGCTCATCAAACTCTGCAACAGTTGCTTTTGACACTTCATTTAAGCCAAGAGAAGCATTTTTAAGCATCTCTACTTTAGCAGCATGTTTTTCCTTGGCCGCAGCACTTGCTTCCTGTTTCTTTCGTGACTCCTCCTCAGCTGCTGCCAGATCGCGTTCCTGCTCAGCCAACGACTTTGTACCTGTTGCCCTCGCTATAGCCCAGTCGAAGAAATTTGAGCCCTGTCGAACTAACCAATCATCGAGTTTTTGAAAGTTATTGATAAGCAGGTCACCAATGACTATAACGCCGGCTGCAGCTGCACCATACGCTCCAAACCTGGATACAACAGAAACCAATCCTGCCTTAAGCCCATTTGCTGCGCCAGTAACCTTGCCAAATACTCCTACCGCGCCTGTGTTTGCAGTTGTGCTCGCGGCCGTTGCAGCAGCCAGTTCGGTTTTAGCTAATGCTGTAAGGCGGGTAGCACGTTCATTGGCCGTATTTGCACCGGTGTTGGCAGATAGTGCTAAGGTTTCTGCAGCAATTTCAACTTGAGCAGCCTTTGCCGCATTAGCTTTTTCCAGCAACACCCCTGCCATTCCAATAGCTTTATAAGCGATGAATGCCTGAGCTGCAGCAGTAAGAGTTGTAATAAGTGCATCAAGGTTTTGAGAAACAAATTTTAAGGCTTGGGCTACCTTGGCACTTGCTCCACTCGCTGCATCTGCTTCACCGATATAAATTGTCCAGGCTGTTTTCAGGTTCTCAATAGAAGCGCCAATCGTAGCTGGGAATTTATTAAACTCGGCAGTGATTACTTCACTCTGGCTTAAAATAGCCTTGGTCACTACAGCGGTGGTCAACTGGCCTTGTTCTGCCATATTTCTTAGCTGACCAGTAGTCACACCCAATCCATCGGCCATGGCCTGTGTCAGTCGGGGTGACTGTTCAACCATAGAATTAAACTCATCACCTCGTAGTACACCTGCACCTAACGCCTGGTTAAGCTGGGTAATTGCAGCTTCATTCGCTTCTGCACTACCACCACCCACCTGAATGGCGCGGTTAATAGTTTCAGTCAGTGCTAAAGCCTGCTCTTGCGGCCACTTCATCTCCTGACCAATTTTAGTCAGCCGTGCAAACAGATCACCGGTAGCCACAAGATTAGAATTGGTTTTTATGGCTACATTTGCAACATCATCCATTGCCTGTTTTAAGTTGGCATTATCACCAATCGCAATCTGAATACGGCCAGATAGCGTTTTATACTGATCAGATACCTGTGCAATTTCCATTGCACTGGTACCAATACCCACTGCAGCCAAAACGCCGGTTAAAGCATTGAAGCTATTTCTTAGGCCTTCAACCTCACTTGCCGCCCGTTGCCCGAAAGTTTCTGTATCCTTAAGCTCATGGTTTGTCTTTTCCAGAGACTGATCCAGATGATCCACCACCGGTACTGCTTGCTGGGTCGCACTCTTAAACTCATTCATTGAGTTTTCAGTCAGGTCCAGAGCCTGCTCCAAGCGTTCAACTTTTTGTTTAGCCTGATTCAGTTCTTCAAGGGAAATATCATGGCTGGCACTTGATAGGGCCTGCCAAGCTAATTTAGCCTCGTTCAGTTCTCTTTCTAAGGCATTAATCGCGTTAGAGCCTAATTCACCAATACGCTGAACTTCACGCGTAGATACTGTTGCACCGCTTCCCATTGACTCGATAGCACGAGTTACAGTCTGCGCTTCACTTATTACGCCTGATAGATCTACTGCACTGAACTGCTGTAACTGGTTAATAGTTAATTGGGTAGCATTGTCCACGCCACGCATGGCATTTACAGCAACGTCCTGATAGTAATTAAATGCACTGGACGTTTCTTTAATAGCATCTTCAATACTTAGAACACGATCTTTTGCAATCTCGATATCTTTTAAAGTGCCGTCAGTATTTTGTAGTCGGACTAATTCAGCCTGAGCAGCTTTTAGGGCTGAGTTAAGCTCATTAAGGCCTTGCTCACCAATGCTCGACATTGAGCGTAGTTCACCTGCACTGATAACTGACTTGTCACCAAGAGCTTCAATTTCTTTAGCAGCAGAAAAGAATTTTTCACTTAAACTTTGAGCCTTCTGGATAAGTTCAGATGGCACAACATCTGTGATTGCTTCTTCTGTTACCTCTGCCTGAGTAGCAACAGAACTTAATGCGCCATTAGCTACACCCTGAAATCCATCAAATGCTGTTTTGACCTGCTTTACACCTGTTTCAAGGTTCTTAACTTCTGCCTTGGCTCGCTCAATATCCTCAGGTGTAGCATTCGTTGCAGCTAAATAGTTCAAATGTAGCTTTGCTTGCTGCAAATCATTTTGTAGGCCGGTAAGTGCCTGCTGACCATAATCGCCAAGTTGCTTAAGGTTATCTGCACTTATGTTTGCGTCACTACCCATTTCCCCTAAAGCTTGGGTGGCACTATGCAATCCTGTAACTAACTGAGAAACTTTTTGTGTAGATTCAGAAGGAATGATCTCTTCAGGAATAGCTGTGTTTAAAATGGTTCCGGCTTGTTTGGCTTCATTCGCTACGGCGCTCAAATCATTTTCAAGACCGTCTACTTTAGCTGCAGCCTGATTTGCTTGATTGCCTAACTCACCAGCCGCCTGAGAGACTTCACTTAGCTTTCCTTTGGTCTGATCTGCTTTCTTCTGTAAATCATCAGGAACTATTTTTCCAACTTCCTGAGCAGCTTGTTCGGATGCAGCCTTCAGTTTTTCAGATTCTTGTTTTATTGCGGCGTAAAGGGCCTTGGTAACACTCTCTGAATCCTTAATATTTGATACATAGTTTTTAGTATCAGCTTCCATCACAAGTTTAAAGGTTAATTCTTTACCGGCCATGTTCTTACTCGCAATAAAAAACCCACCGAATGGTGGGTTAGATGAAGATATTAAAAGCTCTAAAAAATGAACCGACTTAATTAGAGATTAAATTTTATTCACACTTTATTTTCCATAAAGCATCCATTAACACTGAGGAAGTACCTGATTGTGTATCACTCTCAATTCTTACTAGTCCATCTTCAGGCATATATATGTATCGGCTGAATCCAACATATCCTCCCATTCGATTTTTAGAATTAACTTCTCCGCAATACCCTTTCTGATTCCTAAATTTTGCAGAATCAGGATCAAGCAAGCTATCTTTTACTTTAGAGGCTGCAAGCTCTATCTGAGCTTTTTGTTTGTCTTGCTGAGCCTTCTGACTTGCTTCATTTTCTTTAATTCTCTGTAACTCATGACGAGCTTTTAATTCTGCAGCATCTTTTTTAGCTTGAATAGCCGCAGCTTCTTCAAGTCTGATTTTCTGTTCATGAGCTACTTTTGCTTGTTCAAGTCTTTCTGCATCAGCCTTATTACTTTGATGCATAAAATAAAAAAGACCACCTACCACCAGAATAACTGCAATAAGTACATATTTTAGATTCACAGAGTAATACTCCTAAATCCCCCAACTACAACAGATAAAAAAGTCTGTTTCATTTTCTTACCTTATTTTGAGATATTTTTGAGCATCTTAACCGACTAGTCTAAATTATCGCAATGTGAAAGAACATCCTTGTTCACTTATATCTCTTTATTCTATGCACTCATGTTCATATCTATCAGGTATTTCTCTGCCTGTGCATGAGTAATCGATATCAAACTGCATCTACAGCCTTCTTGCGGTCTGCTCCAATGCTCAAC